CTGAATAGACACCGTTACCATTAGCCCATCCACTTGAAAGCACTGGTGACCAACTCTGCCACGCACCAAAAGGTAAACCTGCAAGCCACGCTGTTCCATCGTAATAATCAACCTGATCGTTATCAGTTGTAACGGCGAACATACCCTCAGATGGTGTAGGAATAGCAGATGCGCGTGCAGCAGTTCCTGCAAAGACCATAACTGTCTGATCCATGAGGTAATTGTTTACATCACTAGCTGTAAGAACATCACCTGCTGTGAATGTCTTTTTGCCTGAGCCTGCCATTGTTTTACTCCTGTGTTGTTTCTGTGTTTAAGTTTACTTGTAGCCGTAAATGCGGATAGTTCCACCAGTTAATGTTCCAGAACTTGCTGTAATTGTAAAACCTGTGTATGAAGTTGATACGTTGTGAAAACCGTTTGAAGTTCCACCAAAATTGTTAGATGCAATGTTTGCGCTAAATATAGTTGGCTTTGCTAAGAATGGATTTATTACTTCAATGTTTGCTCTAAGTGTTGCCGTTGTACCCACACCAATGTTAGCGATACTTGTTGTACTTGCTGAATTGACTATACTTATTGCGGCAGTTGTATAATTAACGTAATGAAATACATAAGCATAACTAGCAGTTGAACCTGTATTTATAATTGCTAAATCAACATTTGCACTAGCAACACCACCAGTAATAATAATTTTGTATGCGTCATAATTTGCGTTGTAAGCATCTGTTATTGCTACGGATGAAACTGCTGAACCAATAGTTACATCACCATTTGCGCTAACAGTTCCATTAGTAGCACCACTTGGAATAATTTTTACAAGTCCAGCAGCACCAGCACCTGTTAGTAAATAACCTTCAATGGCTTCAATCGCATCGTTGGCATCAGCGTGTTGAACTGAATGACTAGGACTGTTTAATGAATCGTTTGACACAGGGTTAGTAAATGTGTCCACGCTAGTTGGAAAGTTAGTTGCCATGATCTACCTTAGAAAGCGAGTATGTAGCCAAATTCTTCTGTTCCATCGTATCGCACAAGTGGTGCATCGTAGGAAGTGTTGGAATCGTCATACACTGGCAGGCTTCCACCTAAGCGACCATAGATAGGGTCATCGAGAATAAGCACGAAGTCTTGAACCGATCCAAATTCAAATGAAACTGTATGACGGTCAATGCCAATGGAATGGTTTATACCTGTGACAATGCCGTACTGCTCAATGGGATCGCCTAAGTTGTTAGGGGTAAACACTACTTTGTAAACATCGTTGATTTCAGCAGCCAAGATTTTAGACACCTGCTCAATGTCTTTGCCTTCTAGCTGAACGCTGACATTGGCAAAGCGCAGTTCTGGGTTGTCATTACGACCAACCAAGTAATCAGCAAAAGTCAAAGCATCTGCATCAGAGTTAAGCAACAGCCCATCAAGGCTTAAAGACTGAACACCATAGATACTTTGTGACTCTAAAGAATCTGCTTGCTGTGGTGTGCCACCTTCGCGTGTAACAACAACGCGATTAGATAGGTTCTCTGAACCATAGACAACTTCAATATTGTTATAGCCAATGCTGTTTGCCTGCTCATCGTCAGCAAAGATAAGCGTGTCAATCGTTGGTGGGTAATTAGTGCGATCACGAAATGTTAGTTTGCCATCTTTAGCCATAAACAAAGAACCGATTTCACTTTGTTCTACTAGCTGTAAATAACCTAGAGCATTTGGATTATCTGAAATCACATCTGCTTGAAGTAGGGATTGTCCTGTGTCAATGTCGCGCAAGGCAACAGGCCACGCAACTTCTGGGCGGTTAATAATTGCCACAACACGCTCACCAGATAACTGAACCGTGTTAGTAAAAGGTGCTAACTGTGTAGAACTTAACTGCAAGAAACCATCTATTGCACTTACGGTGGCGTAAGACTTGCCACCAAGTTCATAGCTCAAGTCCCAGTCATCTATGTAACCTGAAAACTGACGGATACCGTTTGTCTGAATAACTATTTCTTTGCGTGGCAGGATTTGCGAGAAGTAAGGACTAGCAGTGTAGAACGGGTCAAAGATTCTAGAATCATTATGCAAAACAACAGATGCGTTGCCTGCTGTAAAAGTGTTTTGTTCGCGTGACTTACCCCGGTTAATACTTACAGACTGAACGTACTCAGTCACATCAACTAGAACGTCACCACCCAAAACAAAACTGCTATCGAGTAAACCTCTAGTTGTGTCATTAAGAACAAAGTAATTGTTGCTTGAAGCGGTTAAGTCAAACCCAATAAAGACTCTTGTATCGGCAGCCATTTACGCACTCGCAAATACTGGCCCACTGGCACGTTCATACTTCTTAATAGCATCCACAATGTCGCGACCAACTTGTGCGCCGTTTGTACCTATGCCGGCATTGACGTTTATGTTGTAGACAGTACCCATACCTGCATTGCGACCTGATAACGGTATGACTGCTTCAGGCCCAGCTTCACCAATCATGGCAAGTGTTGGTTTGTTTACAACGCCACCGTTGGCTAATTTAGGAACACCCTTAAGCAAAGTATTTAATTCAGTAACTTGTGCATCACTTAGTTTGCCAGAATCCAAAGCCTTTTGTAATTTTTTAGGCAACTTAACTTGTCCACCAGAAATAATAAAGCCAGCCTTTTTAATAGCAGAAACAATACCTGCCACCATTTGTTCACCCTGCGTAACACCAGTTTTGAAGAACTGATCAGCAGTTGCTTTACCTAATACTTGTGCTGCCGACTCAACACTTTTTAGAAGTGTGTTGGTTTCCTTAATTGCACTTGCACCACCAGCAATAAGTTCATCTGCTATTGCAGTTCCAGCATCAGCACCTGCTGCAATTACCTGATCAAGTCCAGCCTTAGATAAGCCCATGACCATAAGTTTCTTTACTTTGCTTGCAAATGCCACAGCAGCCGTAGCTTGATCACGCATAACCTGCAAGAAAGTTTTCTTGTTTTTAGTTGCATTTGCATTAGCAGTTTGTGCTGCTGTTAATTCCTTTAATGCATCAGCAATCTTTTCTACATCTTTAGGATTCTTTAGTGCATCTTTGTATCTAAGTTGCGCTTCTGCTAATTTTTGAGATGCTTCTTTGGCTTCATCTTGTCTGTCAGTAAACGTATCTAGGACAGATGTAAATGAGAACTGACTAATGATTGCTTCTTTAACGCCATCCCTGTAACTTTTGTAAGCATCTTTAGCAACTTTTAATTTGTCACGAGCAGTAGTTAGTTTGTTATTCATTTTAGTTAAGGCAGAAGTTGCACTTTTAGTTGAATTAGCAATTAGTTTTGCCATAGCTTCAGCAGCCTTGGCAGCTTCTTTTGCTTTCTTCTCTGCCTTTTTAGAAGTGCCTGCACTGCCAACACTAATAACGTCAGCTATTCCGGGTACTGCAACTGGATTGTAAACAGGAATCTTACCTCTTTTAACATCCAAAATGCCTGCGTTATCTAATGCATCTCCTGCCCTAGTTGCAGCCAACTGAACAGCATTAAGAGAAACAATGTTTCTCTGCACTTTCTCATTTGCTAAAGCAGCGACATTGCCAAATCGAGTCATGGCTTGGACACCGTTAGATTCCAAAACCCGAATAGTTTTATCTGTGGCATTTGCCTGAATGCGCATGTCAATAAATTTGCCTACTACGAAACCAGCTGCAACGATCAAAGCACCAATACCAGTGCTGATCAGTGCGCGTTTCATAACTCCTGCTGCAATTTGCGTAGCAGTAGCCGTTGCACCAATAGCAGCTGTGACGGCAACCCAAGATGCTTGCAATCCAAGAACGATAGGAATAACAACCTTGATGCCAATAAATACAAGAATCAAATCCTTAACAGCTTTGGCTGTTCCAGTTAAATTAGTTATTACATTACTAATCTCTACGCCTATGGTTTTTAATCCACCCTCAGCACCTTGTAATTGAATTGCAGTAACAACGCGCTCAATAGCAGGCATAACTTTATTTAGGAAAACATCAGCTAACTTGGTCAGTATAGGTATTAACAATGAGCCAATGGTTTCTTGAGCTTCACCTAATCGTTCACGCATGATTGCTAACTTGCCTGAATAAGTATCGGCAGCAACAGCAGCCTGACCACCAAACAACTTATTTAGGTATTCCTGAACCTTTGCAAAGTCTTTAGATTTTTTAATGTTGTCAGGCAGTACAACTCCTAAACGCTGTAAAGCTGTGAACTGCCCACCCTGTGCCTTGGCTAAGGCTAAAGAGATACTTTCTAAATCGCGCCCTGAGCCTGCTGAAACATCTAGACCAAGTTTCAATAATCCTTGTGCTTTAGTTACGTCACCTGTTGCCCGGACTAAAGTTTCTAGTGCTGGTCTTAATTCACTATCGGATACACCAGTTGCAAACTGTTGGGCAGTAATAAATTTTTCAACAGCAGCCGTTTGTACTTCAGTTGCCTTAGTCACGTTTTCTAAAGTTTTGGCTAATTTAAGTTGAGCCTTTTGGTCGGCAGCAGCAGCAGTGACAGCATCCTTACCAAATTTAATAGATGCTGCACCTAATACACCAAAGGCGATAGTAGCCGTCTTTGCTACTCCGCCTAAACCTTTGAATGCTCTTTGAGCTGAATTAACTCCAGCAGCGTTAAAGGTTGAAAGGATAGGAAAGATTACAGCCATGAATTAACCTATCTCTTAAGTCGTTGTGTATAGTCGCGCCCAAGTTTCTTAATTGTACCGCGAACCACATCTTGAACGTATGGAAGTTGTCGCTCCGCAGCAGGGTAAACATACCGGGATGCACGAGTTTGCGAGTTTAAGGCTCGAATCATTGCGCTACCTGATCGCGTATTTCCTCTACGTTTGCGACCAGCCATGTCTGCAATTTGGAATGCAGCAGCACCCATTGCATTCTTGCCCTGTGCGCCGGCAATAATCGAAACTAATGAAGTGCCTTTGCGTTCTGCCTTTTTAGAAAAGTTTGTTTTAATTGAAACTTTAACGCCAGATCGTTTCCAAGATGTACGCCCATTGTGAACCATGCCTGACAATGGTGCTTCTGTTGGAATGTTTGCCTTGACTGCATCAGCTACTGGCTTTGCACCTGTACGCAAATCCTTGCGAGCCTGCTTGATTAGATCGTTGTCTAAAGTTTTAAGAGTCTTTGCAACCTCTGCCATTCCTACAACGCGCATAGATAGCATTAGTTCCCCTGACTGTTTTTCCAGCGCAGATACATTCCCATAGTGAAAAGCATACGCTCAGATTCTTCCATTAAAACTGACGGAGCAATGCCAGTTTCAACAGATAGATAAGCCAGATACCAGTGTTGGGATGAGTCACCCAACCCAATTATTTTGGGCTTTCTTCACTCGCTTCAATAGTTTCAACTTCATCGCACCATTCTTCAAACGTCAGTTTAGTTTTACCTTGACGTTGTAACCAGTGCCACGCCAACCAAAGTAAGTCGGTGATTCTGAAATCTGTTTCTAGTGATGCAACCGATTTAGTGAACTTGTCCTCAAAGGCAACAAGGTCACGCGCAGTAGCCGATACATCTTCTACTGACTCATCGTTAAAAGTTACGCGCAGGTTGATCTTCATGGTTAGACAGTCCCACGTGTGATTGTGCCTGATGTAGGCCACGTCACCGAAAGCGTGGCTATATCGCCGACACTGCTCGAATATGGACTATAAGAATTTACAAGACACAAGGCGGAATATGCCGGATTTGTAGAATTTACAGAACCTGATGTTGGTGTAATAACAACAGTAGCCAAAGTGTTTAGCAATGGGAACAAAGTTGCATCTACTGAAGCTGCACCAAAGTCTTGCATGAACTGAAGTGTTACAGAACCAGTCTTTAGACCACCGATACGAGTGCGAAATTCGCCACCAAATGCGGTTGTTTCTAGATCGTCTGATTCAATAGCGAGTTCAACGCTGTTTAGGTTTGTCGAGAAGTTTGTGCCGTTGATTGTTACCTTGTAATCAGTGGCTGCGAATTTCGCCATGTTGTGTTGCTCCTAGTCTGCATAGCAGAGAACTACGAACTCTGCTGATAAATAGTTTACCTCACCAACAAGTAGTTCCCCATAGTTGCGCATGTCGGTAACTCTGAGATCGAACGCCTTGCCAGAAAGTGTCTTATTAGATTCTATTGCTAGTTTAATGCTGTTAGCCCCAGTGCTTGAAATGTAAGCATCTATGGAGTTCTGACCAGAGCGTTCTGAAACTCTGCCCACAATGATCTGAACTGAGAATGTGTAGGTCTGCATCCCACGCTGAAACGTATCGTCATAATTAACGCTAATAGGAAAGACAATGGCAACTGGTGGATTGATATTGTCAGGTTGAAAGTCTGAAACTCGTAGCCCTGAGATCGTGGCTAGGTTGGTTTTAATCCCAGCGCGTAGCTCTGAAATAGAAGCCATTACGCAAAGTTCCTAACCCGGCGATAAGGCGCAACCAGTTGCTCAACGTCTGGGTCTAAATAACGGCTAACGCGCATTGCGCCCATGTCACCGAATCCAGCAATACCAAGTGGTGAATCTAAACGCTTAAAGATACGGCTGCTCTGAATGATGCAAGCCTGTGTAATTGAGATTGGCACAGATGCCCAGCCAAAGACTGCGGTTACTTTAACAAGTGCCTGCTCAACTTCTACTGGGAACAAGTAATTCTCAACAGCGCGAATGCGAGTGAATGGAACAGCAAGCCCGTCTACGTTTCCGTTAAGCGGTTCTAGCTGATAGTCAATAGGTGACCACGTTGTATCAAAGACACCATCGCCTGCGGATGAAGTTTGTAGCGTAATGGCAGTTCCTGAAATGTCATCAGTCTGCACAATAAAAGAATCATCTGCTGCGTATAACCGCGTAGCAGTTCCAGATGAGTAGAAGTACCGGGCAGCGTGTCCATCTATTGCCCGTGATGCTGATTCAATAGCCATCTCTAGCAAAGAATCATCAACAGTATCGCTAATGCGTAATGCAGCCTTTACTTGGTTAAGTGAGGCGTAGCCATTTGTGATTGCCATGTAACTCCTAAGTCTTAACTATTCTACTTGCGTTCTGCTAATGCCCTACGGATTCCCTCACGCAAGGTGATCTTAGGAATGAAATACTGATGCGATAAATGTTGTGTGCCTACTCGATACTGAACACCAACAGGCGCGGTCTGAATGTGATTAAACACAGGCTTGTAGCCTGCTTCCTCGCAGACCATTTCAGCAAGGTCATTAAAGCTAGTGGCTTGCCCTGAACACAGATTGAATGTTCCTGTGTACCCAGTCTGTACATGCCAAAGCACAGCCTGCACTATGTCCTCTATGTGTATGAAGTCGCGCACTTGCTCACCATCGCCCCAAATGTCGAACGGGTCTGCCTTGGCTAGAGCGCGGTCAATGAAACTAGGAAACGGATAGTCAGCATCTTGATCTGAGCCATAGCCAGAGAACGGTCTAAAGATGAACACGTTTGATTCAGTTACAAATTGCGCTAAGTATTCGCCAGTAAGTTTTGCCCAGCCATAAGTCAGGTCAGGATTCCTAACGGCATCTAGGTTTAAGTCCCACTCATCTAATCGGTGACGGCGGTATGTGGTTTGCAGGTCTATTGGGTAAGCAGCAGAGCTAGAGAAGTACACCATGTTCTTAGGCTTAGTGCGTTCCACCCAGTTAAAGAACTCTGCATCTATTGACAGGTCAGTTGCTACCGATAGTGGCTCACCCTCAATAGTTGCGCGACCACCAACAATGGCTGCCAAGTGAATCACTAGATCGAACTGGTCTGTGTTTGTTTTGAAGAAGTCCCGGCAGTCGTTGCCGTCTTTTAAGTCAATCCCTGTGATCTCGCTATCGGGTAACGCCTTAACAAAATTGCGCCCAACAAATCCCTTGTGGCCTGTGATCAGTATCTTCATTACCAAGCCTTTACGTTCTCAACGTCATTGCTAAATTCTGTGGCTAGGTATTCAGCAAAGATAGCCTGATCGCCGTTGTGCATTTCAGGATTATTTACAGCTGCGTATCTATCGTCATGCGCTGCCTTGCCGTTTGTGTAGTGCAGGTGTTCAAGGATTACATCTGGCAAGTAGTTCACGTTCTCTAAAGCGTGACCCATTGCAAGCCAATAGTTATCTAGGAACAAATGCTTTAAGGCTGGCGGTGACATAAAGCCCGTAGCCCTAATGATCTTGCTAGACATGACTACCGCAGTTGGCAGGTTCTCACCTTGCAGTAAATCATTCCCGTAAGCAATGCCCGGCTCTGCCCCAATAGCTTCTGCAAGTTTGGTATCCCATCCACCTGTGCGCGGTAGATGATCGTCACCCATAAAACAGATGTAGTCATAGTCAGGTGCAAACCACAAAGCCCAGTGGTTAAGTGTGCCGTTCATACCCATACGATCTGCAATGCAAACCTTGACGTTATCTAGCCCAGCAGTTTCTGCCATAAGACCGTTGTAAGTTTTAACGTCATCTGCATCTATGGCAAAGATAACTTCTGTGAAGTCTGCCGTTGCGTTGATTGCTTCAAATAATCTGATGGCGTTATCGTTGCGCCCTCTTGTCGGAATGATTGTAAGCATTCTCATTGCTGCACCAGTTTCCAAAATGTATCGCCTGCCTTATCTATCATGTGGCGCAGTGCATCTGCATCGTGCCAATCTTCAACGCTAGTTATTCCTACGTTCTCGTTCGTATGAATCCTGCAACCTGAAAGCACTGCTTCCATAACTGCGCGACACTCTGACTCAAAGGCTAAAGGCAAATGAACAAACCACTCACACCTAGCCATTGCATCTAATACTTGTTCACGCGGTACATCTGTCAGAGCTTTGAACTCATAGCCTGCCTGCGCTGCCCAAGCATGAGCGCGTAGCTGACCTTTTAATGGGTGACTCCTAGCAGCCCATAAAGCAAACGGTTGTTTGTCCATGTGGTCATAGCACTTACTGGTGTCGAAGTAGCTTAGAACCTGCGCAGTCTTGCGTGGTTTAGTCCACGATAGTTCCTTGCGCATGTGTGCCGGGGTATGGGTTACGAATAAGCGAGAGCCACGAATCAGTGAGTTAAGTCCAGCGCGTGGCGTTTGTAAATGATGCACAAATACGAACGGGTCATGCTTGCTTAATTCGTATAACTGCTCATCTGTAAATAAATCTGTGCCTGTAACCACGACTGAATCGAATTGGTGTATGTCGTGTGTATCAAATGTGTATGGGGTGACAATCTCGATCTCGTAACCCAGAGGTGCTTGCAAGCGGTATTCATAGTCTGACATTTCAGCCCCACCTGCAAACTGCCCCGTGAATAGTCCTATGGGACTCACAGAGCCATTCTCAGACACTTTAGGATCATTCTCTATGTGATGTGTATACCAGCCTATTTTCATCGCTCTAGAGCCGTTCTAAGGCTTTGGCTTCAAGAACCGTAAGTACGGGTTTCCAATGCTCCTCAAAGACGGTATCGGCGTTATACGCCTTTGCAAACTCTTGTGCCTTTTCTGATCTACCCCTGCCACGTTGATACGCCTGCTCTAGTGCATCCACGATGCCGGGAACACTAGGCATGTGGAACCAACTAGCTTGCGGTGCATCCCATAGTGGCTGGCCTTCAATTAACCAGCCGTCACCTAGTAACTCAGTTGAAGCTGCAAAGTCGCTAATGATTACAGGTGTGCCACAGGCTTGTGCTTCCACAGTAGGAATACCAAAGCCTTCGCCGTATGAGGTGGCAAGTAATACATCCATAGCTGTATAGATTGTGGCTAGAGTTTGCTGGTCTATGCCGGTGCGGTAAACGTAAGGATCAACAAACTTAAACTTGTCCTCTGGCACTCCACAGGATTGAAGCAACTGCAATAACTTGATGCCACCTAGTGCGCCCATCTGATCTGTGTGCAGATAGAGAACAACGTCATCGTGCTTCTGCGCGAACATCGAGAACGCCAAAATGTTTTCACCAAATGCCTTGCGGTTAGGACTCACGCCTTTGTTGGCTGCGTTCATTCCAACAACAAACTTGTCCTCGCTGATACCTATGTAATCTCTGCCAGTAGTTCCTTTGTGTCGCTTCATTGGCTTAAAGACTGACTCAATGCCGTGTGGCACATAAAGAGATTCAATGCCTGAGTTCTCAATCATTGACTGCCCGTATTGGCTCATGGCAATAGGTGTTACAAAGTCTTGCGCCAGCCACTTATTGACTTCTGGCGGTAGTGGTAAGTGATCAACTGGAACCCAGCTAGCAACATTCCAATCAGCCCATCTAGGGCCTTTGAATACCCATACGTCATAGAGAGTAAAAAGAATGTGACCTTGCTTAGAATGTCGGGTTGTCCAATCGTGCATGTGTGCAGGCACTACATCGTTTGAATACATGTCTGCCCCACGCTGGTAAACGGGAATCCCGTTCCATTCGTTGTTGCTTCCCTCTAGTCCGTAGTTGCTAAAGATTGCAACATCGTGACCAATTTCTTTTAGTCGCTGAGTGACTTGCGCTGTTTGAGTTCCATAACCAGTTGCAGCCCAAGGCGCATTACTGTTCCAGCCGATTGCTAAGGGTTTTGACACAGGTAGTTCCTTTATTCGCAGGTGCTTTGACCCTACATTAAAACATGGTGAAATAAAAGCAGAACCCCACCAAGCCTGCGCTCTCGGTGGGGTTCCACGTTTTGGGGTTTCCTAATTAGGAAGCTGCTCCAGCAAAATACTTCACATGTGAAGTCTGGATGAGGTTACCGTCAACGCGCATGGTTGCACGGAACGTAATCAAATCGTTTTGGAAGGCATAGTCATCCGAACGATCTAGGCGTAAGCCACCAACGGTGCGAGCAAAGTAACTTGGCAAGTGACCAAAGATTACTGACTTCGCGCTTGTTGCTGGTGCAACCATTGCTGGGTTCTCAAAGATTGGGTAACCAAGCAATAGATCACGAGCATCAGCAGATAGGGATGGGCTGAACAAGTACTGTCCTGCTGAATCCTTTAGCTTACGAACAGCAGAGATTGCCTGAGCATTCATTTGCCATCCTGTACCCGGAAGGGTGCGACCTGCGGTATCAACGCTGTAAACCAAGTCAATTAGGTTGTCAGCAGTGAATGCACCAGATACGCCAGTTCCACCAGTGATGCCTGAACCAGCAGCAGTTACGATGCCTGTTGGCTGTACTGTTCCAGTTCCAGTTGTTAGTGCGCCATTGACTGCATAACCAAGAGCGTTACCAGTCTGAGTTGCAAGGAATCCAAGAATGTCCACGCCTGCATCTTCAACCATTTCACGGCTGATCTGAGTTAGGAATGAGTACTTGTATGCACCAAGGGTCTTGAATGCATTGAAGGTTGGATCACTTTCACCGATAGCACCGGCTTCAGAAGTGACTGTTCCTGTGGAGTAGGCACTTAGTGAAGGAATCTGAAGGTTTTCACCACCAGCAGTATTAAGGATGGTGGATGTTTCTAGCATTGGGCCTACGAATCTCGCTAGTTCAATTACTTGCGAGTAGAAATCTGTAGGTACTGGTGCGCCAGTTGAACCCTTTGTTACATCGCGCTTCTCGAACGAGTGGGAACGAATCTCACCACGAGCTAGGGAACGGATTAGTTCAGCTTCGTTTACTTCTGGAACAGATGCAACGGCTGGCTTAACTTGTGCTTCAAAACCCTTCATGGCTTCAGCAGCGCGGTTTTCGCGTTCTGCCTGAGCGTTCATGGTTTCGATTACTAATGAACGCTGATCAAGGTCTGCCATGATGCGGTCATAGGTTTGATTTTCTTCTGCGGATAGATCGCGCTTTTCAGCTGCTGCTGAGTCAAGAAGAGCCTTTGCTTCTTCCCAAGCCTTTGCACGAGCTTCTGCTTGCTGACGGATGTAGTCAGACATAGTGAACTCCTAAAGTGTTTGATTGGATTGGTCTTACAGGTTCTGCGTGGCTCCACGACAGTTGCGCACCTATGGCTCCACAGAATGCTTATCTAATTATTGCACAATAAAAAACGGCTCAGATGCTTCCCCACATCCGAACCGTTCTTTAAAGTTATGTTAGCGAGTTTCCTCTGGCTTAACAAGTCTAATTTCTTTAACTGGTTCAACAGTCTTTTCTTCTTCTGGGCAAAAGTCTTTGATAATCGCTTCTGCAATTAAATCTGCATAATCTACAAATGCGCCAGACTCAGGATTGCCAACTGCGTTTAGTAGGGACTTCTTTACATCATTAACATTCATTAGAAAGCCTTTAACATTAGGTCTAGTTGCTTGCGCTTAATTTCTAGCATGTCTACTTCGCTTGGCTGGTCAGCGCGTAACTTCTGCACAACTTCACTAATTAAATCAGCGTGATCTGCTTCTAGAGTTTCGCCTGCTTCTAGCTTTAAGATCGCATCGCTAAGAGCATCAACATCAACGGCGGTGCGCTGCGCCAAAATGTCTAACGAACGAACGCTTGCAGTTGTTGCTTCATAGGCAGGGAATCCAGTCACAATGGAAACCTCATGCAAACGCACCTGATGCAGTTCACGAGTTGCGCCATCGCTTGACCACGCATCACCCTTTGGTGGAACGCTGAAACCAAATGACATTGACGAAACATCGCCACGCTTCATAAGCACCGATAGGTCGCGCCCTGCGCTAGTGTCTGGCAAATCAGCCTGAGCAAGTAGACCGCGTGAATCTTCAGTTAGTTTCAAAGTTCCTGCGCGTGTAGAACCTAGAACAACGTCTGTGTTGTGGTTCATAAATAGTTTGATTTCATTGCGTGACTTTAGGGAACGCTTAAACGCACCCTCACGAATTACTTCTGTAAACGGTAGCGGTTCTGAGGGGCTGTTAAACACTGCTGCATAGCCTGTGAAACTCATGCCATCTGCTGAGGCTTCCCCGTTACGAACATCGAACTCAACGGTATTAACGCGGCGTTCTACTTGGGTTGTCATTTGTTGCCTTTCGTCTTTGTTTAAGTTTA